ACGCCGGTGTTGGTGTTAAAAGCGGATCGCCTACAACTTGCGACGCTAATACGATTGCAAATTGCTTTGTCGAATTCTGTGCCATTGCTCGATGCTACCCAGAGCTCTATCGCAACCACGAGTATCGCACTCTTCTTGATTTAGTTGGCCCGAAATTCGGCGACGATGGTCTTTGTGATCGGAAATTCGCGAACCATTTCAACAAAGTTGCTAGTGATTTAGGTCTTACCGTTAAGATCGAACATTGTACCCAGGAAACTGGTGTTACATTCCTAGCGCGCGTTTTCCCTGATCCTGCCATGACCATGACTTCCTTTCAAGACCCTCTACGAACCTGGAAGAAATTGCATCTTACCACACGGGACCCTAACATCCCCTTGCCCGACGCTGCCGTTGATCGTTTGACCGGATATGTGATAACCGACCCGATTACTCCAATTACCAGTGATTATTGCAAACTCGTCATGAAACTTTATGCTGATCGTGCCAACTTATTAGAGCGCCGTAAGGCGCGTAAATCGTATGAAATTGATCGACCGTATTGGTCAGTTACCGTCAATGAGAGCCAATCATGGCCGCAAGACCCGAATGACCTCGACATTATTTGGAGCGTGATAGCCCACCGCACTGGTTTTGATATTGAGACCTTGAAAGCTTACCAATATGAGCTTCAACATCCAGATCCCGGACTTGAACCGTATTCCATCCGTTCACTCAATTCCGATGAAAGCGAATCCAAGAACCGAGGCACTATTGATCCGAATGATGATTTGCCTACGGATGATGCCGTGGGCTCTCGTTTCAATGATATCCAAAATGTCACAACTCAAAACGTCGATCCAAACGCTGCGCAACAACCAACTCGCCAATATCTCGGACGTGGTTTGCGAAATTCACGATCTGCTGACTCCAGATCAAGACCAAGCAATCACCCGGGACCTCATCGCATTGGCCGAGGCGCTAAACGCAATGCAACGCCGCTTGAACAACCTGTTGCAATCGCTCAACAACAAGCCGAATTTCAAGCGCCTACTCGAAACGGAGCCTTTCACCGAGGTTCACCCCGTGGTCACCCGCGACCGCGAGGCAATCAATCGAGTACAAGAGGAGCTCGCGGCCGCCATTCGCCGCCAGCTCAACCTCTAAGGAACTGAAG